GGTGACCGAAAGGGTAGAGTTGTTGCTCACAGTAACACTGTGTTACTTGAGAGTTGTAAGTTCAAGGTGTCCGAAGCAGGGCGACAGAGGGTGCTTCGAGAGAAGCGAAAGAATGTCCATGCAGGAGTTACTGGGGTGTGGATCAATGGCGACAGAGTCGAGAGCCACTATGAATTCCTTAGCATGGTAGGCAGACAAGTTACTTATAACCCTTATAAGTATGACAGCTTTGTATTCAAGACCACTGAACAACCTGTAAAGGTGGCTGATGTGGTGGCAATGAAGGTCATGCCAATGGCTGATGGTGTTAAGCGTGGTGTTATTTACATGAGGAGTTTCGAATGATGGACGATGACCAACATAAAGAGTTTATGTTTAAGTATGCAGTGATGGGGTTGTTGCAAGACAATCACCCTGCAGAACTAGAGCGACTCACTAGGGAGAGTGATGAGAGGTGCAAGAAGATGTGCCATGAGATTTATCTCAATGATTGTGGCTTGAATCAGGTAAAGGACTGGTATGTGGAACATGTTGGTGACTACTGTGTACTGTTTGCCAAGACTATGTCTTGTGAATGGATAGATGAGAACGGTGAGTACCTAGCCTTTGACAGAGAGTCAGAGGCACTGGAATATTTGTTTAAATATTTGGAGAAATACAATGCGGAAAATCCTTAAGAAGCATGGCTACGAAGTGTGGGTTAAGTGGGACGAAACTGCTGAGGTGTTTGAGCTGTTCAGTGATTCAGATGCAGTGGGTTACATTGGCTTTGCCGAGTCGATAGCAGAGGCTATCAAGATAGGCACTTGGCATATTGAAGAACAACATTCGGAGGCAACATGGAACGGATCATGAAGGCTAGATACAAAGGTATCTGTTGCAAGACAGGGGCAATCATTAATGTCGGTGACATTATTGTTTATAACAGTGTGACTCGAAAGGCTTGGCTCACTGTTGACGAAGACAGGATGGTGGTACATGTTTGCTGTAGGTGACATGACTACCTTCCTGATCTTGGAGACAGGATGGTCACGATACGACTACGAAATCAGCATTGCTAAGGCACTGGGCAGTGCAGAATTCGAATTGACAGAGGATGAAATCCTCGACTTCTATTATTCAACAATTAACTTTCCGAGGAACGATTATGGGACTTGATATGTATGCATTTACGGTGGATGCAACCACCATTGGTGATGGTGTCGTTGATATGGCACTCGGTGATGACGCTATGCAGATCAGCTACTGGCGTAAGTTCAATGCTTTGCATGGTTGGATGGAGGATCTCTACCGCCAAAAGGGTGGCTCTAAAGAGAGCTTCAACTGCACCACAGTGAGGCTCACTGCTAACGATCTTGATCGTTTAGAGATGGATGTTGGTGCTAACAAGCTTGTGCCTGTCAATGGGTTCTTCTTCGGTGCTCAAGAAATTTATCCCGAAGATCTTGAGAGTGTTGGTGACTTCGTCAAGGTGGCGAAGGAAGCCATTGCCGATGGCAAGGCAGTGTTCTACGATAGTTGGTGGTAAGCATATGAGATACAAATACATTGTGAACTGGCCTAACAGCATCACCCCTGTGGCTTCTTTCAGGACAATGAAAGCAGCTAGAGCACACTCAGCCAAGCTACTTGATGATCAAGCATTTGACCATCAGTTCTTTGGCACTAAGGTTTACCTTCCACTCATTAAACGACAACCCATCCTGAAAGGAAATACATTATGACTAATCGATACAAAGTGTTTGCTAAGATGACAACATACTTGTATGTTCATGTTGATGCTGAGAGTGAGGATGATGCTATAGACATAGCTAAGAACATTGATGGTGGTGATTTCATACCCGTCAATCAGGGTATTGTTGAGTGTGGTGATTGGGAAATAACTGATGCACATTTAGAGCTTGACCACCATCCAGATTGCCCTGCAGTTGATGGGTTTGGGTGTCGTTGTACAGAGATAGAAGAGGTGAGCAAATGAATCAAGTTATTAAGACAGCCGATGGCTACATGGTGCTGATGGCTAACGAAGACTATGCTTGTGATGAGCATGGAAACAACACATGGGACAGCTTCAATGAAGCAAGGGATGTTCTCTTCACCTTGTCAGTCACTAAGCAGGAACAGACTGCTCATACCTTTGGTATGCACTATGCTTATGTTCATCTGAACATTACCAAGAATTATGAGCGTAAGGAAATTGCATCAACCTTTTACACTCCGAAGTCGAAGGTTTGGTATGCATTCATCCGAGGAATGGAAAGGAATGAAAGATTTCCTGTCATTGCTAAGGGTGCTAAGGCTGACATTCGAGGTGTGCTGAAGCGACTGACAGAGTCGGCTGACGAGTACATTGAGGATGGCTCTTGGATAGAGGCACTGTCTAAAGACATTGCCGATGCTAAATATATTTTGGAGAATAACCTATGATGAGAGATCCTTGGAAAGATAAATACTTTGGCCCTGTGGAAGAGGTGTTCATACCTAAGCAAGTGCTACCGCCACCATACACCCTGCACTGGGAATTTAGCAATGGACATGGATGGCAACACTCTTTCGATGAAAGAGGACAGATGGAAACATACATGACTAAGTGTGGACTTAGGTCACACCCTAACATTGTAAAGCTTAGCTTTATAGTGGGAGCTACTGGTAAGACAGTGGTACTGGCAGGAACTATTGAGGAACTAACATCATGATAAAAAAAGGCAAGGTGTTCACCATCATTGTATACACTGATGCAGGGCATGGATGGGGCAAGGTGAAGCGCAAGGTGTTAGAGAACTTGGGCATTGCCCCTGATGTAAGCAGCTACAGCTACCAATACAAGGACAATGTCTACCTTGAGGAAGACTGTGACTTGTCGTTGCTGTTGCAACGCTTACATTCCGACAACGTAGCCATCAAGTGGGTCACTAAACACACCGATGGTGACAGCAAAATCAGATCTTATGAAAGGTATACTTATGAAAACAAATGTATTAACTCATGTTCGTAAATTGTACAACACCGAAGGTGTAGACAAGCGTATCAACCGCCACAATCAACGGCAGTGGGTGAAGAGCATTAGGTATTTAGGTGACAAGTGGTTGTTAGCTGTACCAGTACAAAGAAAGGATGATGTACATGGAGAATGATGTAAACATCAGCTATCAATTAGGCTTTGTTCATGGCTTGCGTAGCTTAGGTATGGCATACCAGTGGATAGATGACAACACCTATGTCAGAGGCTACATTAAAGGCACTCAGATGAAACAATTACACATACAACAGGAGGAAAATCATGTTAAGCGAAGTGGACATCAAGGATTTCGACAAACAACCAGTGACACCGCTGTACTCGGTGAAGCCTAAGAGCTATGTACAATGCCCTCGCACTGGGCTTGTTTACTATTTCGATCACATTGATGGCATGTATAGCTACTGCCTAGATATGTTCGGAGATACTGTTCATCTAGTGGTATGGATGGATGTAATACCTTTGGCTAAAAAGCCCTGAGGTTTTGTAGGGGTATTGTGTTATCCCTATTTTTGTGGTTATAATTAAGCGTCAGTTGCTGACACCCTCTCACTTTTCTTAAGGAAACATCATGGCAAATCATGTAATCTTCTCTCGCAATGCAAACAATTCTGCTCTCTCTACAGAGCGTATTCGACAGCTTGCCCCTGCTTCTTTCAGCACAACCAAAGCTGACCGACTTACAGATCGTTATGTGTCATTGAACACAAGCGACATCATCCCAGTGATGCAAGACTATGGATATGCACCAGTGCAAGCAGCACAAAAGCGTAGCCGTAAGAATAACCCTGCCCACTCAGGTCACATGTTAGCCTTCGCTAAGACATGGGACATTGACTTTGGCACTGGTGACATTCGTCCTGAGATTATTTTGTACAACTCTCATGACGGCACTGGCTCAGTGAAGTTGTTTGCAGGTTGCTTCCGCTTCATCTGCTCCAATGGCATTGTGGCAGGTGATGGTTTCCAGTCTCGCATCTACCACAGCAAGGCATTGAATGGCTTTGAAGAGATGCTCCGCAACACTGTGGCTACATTGCCCACCATGATGGAGCGTCTTGAGAAGTTGCGTAGCATCACTCTCGATCCACACCAGTCAGTGTTGATGGCTAAGCGTGGTGTTGAGACACGTTGGGACTTGCTTGAACAGCAGACCAATGGTGTGTATGCCACCCCTCAAACCATTGCCGATGTGTTGCGGCTCTCTCGCCAAGAAGACAACTACATGGATGCCTTCACTGTGTTCAATCGTATTCAGGAAGGCGTTATCCGTGGTAATGCTTTTGTTAAGAGCTTGTCTGACAAGCACCCTGAAGGTGTGATGCGTAAAGCCCGTCCTGTTAACAGCGTGAAAGAAAACATCCGCATCAACTCAGAGTTGTGGAACATTGCCGAAGACATTGCCTTCGCTTAATTAACCAAGGCAGGGGCTTAGTCCCCTGCATAAGGAACATATATGTTATATACAAAAGCAATCGTGACTGGTTACACCACTCAAGAATGTGACGAAGAATTCATGGTCAAGATAGAACTTAATTGTTTAATGGCTGACAAAGATCTCGATGCGTTCTTAGAACCATTGAGAGAACAGTTTAATGAGATGGGTGATCCACTTCATTTCAAAATGATATTAGAAGCGCAGGATATTTAATGCATCAAGATAAAGCAATTGGTATGTTCATGGGTCTTTTCATTGGTGATGCACTGGGTGCGCCATTGGAATTTGTTAGACCACATGAGATGTCAAAGACATTGACAGAGATGGAAGGTGGTGGTGTGCATAACACTGCCGAAGGAGAGTGGACAGACGATGGTGCTATGGCTGTGGCTATTGCCGATGCATACATAAGCAGCAAACGCTTTGATCCTGAGAACATTGCCATGAACTTCAAGATGTGGAAGAAGACTGGTCACTTTGGTACTCGCAATTATGTCTTTGACATTGGTAGAACATGCAGTGAAGCCATTGACCGCATCACAGCAACACAACCCTATGCAGGTAGCTGTAGCTATAGCTCCAGTGGTAATGGATCTATCATGCGAGTAGCTCCTGTTGTGCTTGCCAATCACAACAACATGCCCAGTGCTGTGGCACAGAGTGTTGCTGTGTCGTTGATGACACATGGCAATGCAGACACTGTGCATTACATAGCAGGGTTTGTTGCTGAGCTTATGTCAGGTAAAGCAGAAGACAACTTCGACTATCTCAAACACTTCCGTGATGTGTATGCATCAGGAAGCATCATGTATACATACAACATGGCATGGGAATGTGTGAGAGAAACATCAAGCTTTGAGAAAGCTTTGATCATGGCAGTTAACAAAGGCTATGACGCTGACACTGTTGGTGCAGTGACAGGCATGTTGGCAGGGCGTAAGTATGGCTTGAAAGGTATACCCACTAGATGGCTAGACAAGCTAGTGAAGAAGGATGAGTTGATTGATATGGCTGAAAAACTTTATGCACTAGGAGGTGATGATGGAAAAGAATGATATGGAAGCAGCGTTCCCCGATCAATACAAAGATGGCATGACCCTGCGTGACTACTTTGCAGCTAAAGCTATGGCTGTGCTGATGACCAGTGCGTGGAACATTCCACATTCTGAAGTAGCAAGTAAAGCTTATTGGTTTGCTGAAGAGATGATGAAGGCAAGGGAACAAGAATGACACTGCCTCGCTATGTAACACTAGCCAAAGCTGCCGAAGGCATAACCAAGTATCGCTACAACCCACCACAGGATGCAGTGGATGCAGGGGTGGTGGCTAGGCGTGTATTAGGCACTGACAAATCTAAAGCCTTTGCTTTAGCTGAAGAGCTGAACGCACAGCTAGACAACTGGCGTAAAGAACTTAGATATCTTAAAGATATATCAGAGGATACGAAGGTGGTTGATCTTATCAAGGCGTATAAGAACAACATCACTTATACCAAGCTCAGTATTAAGGCACAGCGTGACTACATTTATTACTTACAAGGATGGCAAGATAGCAAGGCCAATGGCATACCTTTGTATCAATGTAAGCTAGGTAGCTTAGTTACCCCGCATTGTCAAAAGATATATGAACAGCATGCTGAGCACAGTGTTAGCCTAGCTAACCACACACTAGCTGTCTATCGATTGCTCTTCAATTTTGCTATTCGTCATGGCTACATCACACACAATCCCTTTAGCAAGGTGCTTAGAAGGGCAGACAAGCCACGAAGAACTGTGTGGACAAGGGAAGATGTCAGAGCATTCATGAACACTGCCTACAGCACATTCAAATGGCGTAATGTAGGACTCATTGTGCAGATGGCCTATGAATATGGACAGCGTATGGGTGATATGCGTAAGCTTAGATGGGATCAGGTAGACTTAGAGAAGGGTGTGTTGCATCTAGAGCAGAGCAAGCGCAGGTCTAGAGTGTCTATACCAACAAGCACTGGGCTTCTCACCATGTTGAAGCAACAGCATGCTGAGTTTGGGTGGCAGCAATACATTGCACCATCCAATAATCCTGATAGGAAGGGTGGGCTACTTCCCTACAGTTTATTCAATCTGTCTAGGGTGGCTAAGCAAATTGTGGCTGAGGCTAACATCCCCAGTGATCTAGTATTGCAAGACCTACGAAGGACAGCAATAACAGAAATGGTGGAGGCTGGTGTACCCATCACCAACATCATGTCAGTGTCAGGTCATGCTACACCGCAGAGCCTAACACCATACATCAAGAACACTTTGCGTAGTGCAACAGTGACACAGGAAATGAGAGGACTAGTATGACATTGAGTCAGATGGAACAAGAGGCAGTTGTTGTTGAACAACTTGAATGGTTAATTAAATATGAACTTAAGCATGATGCTGAACATCAAGACTGGGAACTTATTAATGCATTAACAAGAGTGCTTAAAGAATTTCAACCACTAGAATTTGTGGAGGAAAAGTCATGAGTGCTTGGCTAATTGCAATTGTAGGTGTGGTGTATACAGCGGTGGCAGTGGATCTACTACTGAAAGGAAACATTGGATTAGGCATAGCTTTCATTGGTTATGCACTGGGTAATGTTGGTTTATATTTGGAGGCTGCAAAATGAATAGGGAAGAACACATGACTGATTGGACACCAGAAGAAGACGAAGCCTTTAATGCTGTGGAACGGAACAGCAATCTTGGCAAACAAATACTTAGAGAAATGGGACAGCCCTACCATTGGGAAGCAGATGCCATCAAAGCCGCTGTGCTGATTGAGCGTGAGGCGTGTGCAAGGATTGCAGAAAAGCAACTTAATTGGGGAACAGCCTTCGCCATCCGTAACAGGGGACAAGCATGAAGATACACGAACTAGAAAACCTCATCATGGCTGCTTGGATAACTAAAGAGGACATCGACTCCATCCTGTGGGTGGTGATGGATAGAGAAAAGAATCCAACAGAGGATGAGCTAGCCAATTTATTAATTGGACTACATGCCCTTCACGATGCTAGAATGGCTAAGCTGTTTAACGCATACGAGCAAGTGCTCAAGACCAACAAAATAGTCTACAAAGGTTATGACATTTTTAAAAACTCACCTACCTTGTGAGACATGTGGTAGTAGTGATGGCTTGTCCATCAACGAAGACATGTCCACCAAATGTTTTGTATGTAATACATACATCCCTTCCACCAACAATGAAAGACTAGAAGTGATTGACATTGATAGTGATAACAAAGACACAAGTAGCTTCATTAAAAGTTACAACGAAGGACACAGTGTTAGTGTATCTGACAGACGCATTAACAAAGCCACAATGGAACGCTATGGTGTTGTTCGTAATGATGGACACTACTACTTCCCCTACTATGACAGCAACACACAACTGGTGGCAGCTAAGCGTAGGGAAGTGAAGGACAAGAAGTTCACCACTGTTGGTGGATGGAGCAAAGGAACACTGTTTGGACAGAACCTATACCCATCCAATGGCAAATACTTAACCATCACTGAAGGTGAGTTTGATGCACTGGCTGCTTACCAATTGACAGGCAGTAAATATCCAGTGGTATCTATTCGCACGGGTGCAGGTAGTGCATTGAAAGATGCTAAAGCAAACTACGAATACATCAACAGCTTTGAAAACATTGTGCTTTGCTTTGATGGTGATGAGGCAGGGCAGAAGGCAGCTAAGGAAGTTGCTGAATTGTTTGGTAGCAAGTGCAAAATATTTAAACCTGACCCTGCATATAAGGATGCATGTGAGTGGCTTGCTGATAGCAAAGAGTCTGCATTCATTGCCCGTTGGTGGGCAGCAGAGCCTTTCGTTCCTGATGGTATTGTCAGTGGTGTAGGGTTATGGGAGCTTGTGTCTACACCGATGGAAGCAGCAGACTGTTTCTATCCTTGGAAGGGACTCAACGATATCACCTATGGCATCAGAGCAGGTGAGCTTGTTACATTCACAGCAGGTAGTGGCTTAGGTAAGAGCCAAACTCTACGAGAAATAGTGTGGCACTTGTTACAGAACAGCAATGACAACATTGGCTTGATGTTTCTTGAAGAGAGCGTGAGAAAGACTAGCCTATCCATGATGAGTCTTGCTGCTGATACACCACTACATCTACCAACATCTGTGGTGTCTGATGCTATACGCAGGGACGCATTTGAAAAGACATTAGGCACTGGGCGTTTGTATTTCTTTGATCACTTTGGTAGCACAGCCATTGAAAACATTGTCAATCGTGTGAAGTATATGGCTAAAGGGCTTGGATGTAAGTATGTCTTCTTAGACCACTTAAGCATCATCGTATCCAGTCAGGACAATGGCGATGAGCGCAAGGCCATTGATGAAATTATGACCAAGCTTCGCATGCTTGTACAAGAAACAAACATTGCTCTCATCATTGTTAGCCACCTCAAGCGTCCCTCAGATAAGGGACATGAGGAAGGTGCAACCACTAGCTTAGCTCAGCTTAGAGGCAGTGCCGCCATTGCACAGCTTAGTGACATGGTGATATCGCTAGAGAGGAATGGACAGCACGATGATCCCATTGAACGTAACACCACTAAGGTGAGAGTGTTGAAGAATCGTTTTGCAGGACAAACTGGTCCTGCTTGCAGCTTGCTTTATAACAAAGACACTGGCAGAATGTTTGAGATTGATGACACAATGGAAGGACTTATGCTATGAAGAAGTGGGATGGATTTGATAGTGCCATCATAGGCACAGCCAATCTTTGGATTGGTAATGAACGTGTTGATGTGTTGGTATATGATTGTGAGAAGATGGTTGAACAATTGATGATCAGAGATGGTATGTCTTCTGATGATGCCATTGAATACATCAACTTCAACATTGAGAATGCATACATAGGAAAGGACACACCTGTAGTGGTGTGGAATTGGGGGGACTGGGATGAGTAATGATGGAAAGGGACATGCTCAGCGTACCAGATCAATAGCTGATGAGGAATGGGCTACTAGATGGAATGCCATCTTTGGTAGGGATTCAGTAGAAGATTACAAACAGTCGGTAGATGTTGACAACCTCCGACAAAATGATAAGGACAATGACGATGATCTTCTTAGACATAGAGACAAACCTGAAACATGACACCATATGGTTGTGTGTTACTAAGCACAACACTACTGGAGAGGTGAGGCACTGGCGGGAAGCCGACAGTTTGCAACAATACTTAGATGGTGAGCAAGTGGTGGGCCATAACATCATTGGATTTGATGCACCAGTGCTTAAGAAGGTATGGGGTGTAGTCATTCCTAACAACATGTTAGTAGATACTCTTGTTATGTCACGCCTGTACAAGCCCGACATTGATATTGTCGTGCCTGTATCGGGCAAAGCCCCTACTCCTCACAGTCTTGAGGCATGGGGCTACCGCTTAGGCAGCTACAAGATTGGCTTCACTGACTTCGACAGTGGATGGACACAAGAGATGGCTACCTACTGTGAGCAGGATGTGTTGCTGCTTGAGAAACTATATAACCACCTATCCACAGTGATGGTGAAGGAAGGGTTTTCACTACAAAGCATTCAGCTTGAGCATGAGGTTGCCATCATCTGTAGAGGAATGGAAAACAATGGCTTCATGTTAGACATTGAGAAAGCTATGGTGCTTAATGCAACATTGAGTGGACGTATGTCTGACATTGAAGAGGAAATGCAGAAGGTATTCCCTCCTATTATTGAACAGCGTGTGTCTGAGAAGACAGGCAAGCAGCTCAAGGACAAAGTAACCATATTCAATCCCGGAAGTAGACAGCAAATTGGTGATAGGCTTATCCACCTTGGATGGAAGCCAAATAAAATGACCCCAACGGGTCAACCTATAGTGGATGAGGACACTTTGAAGGGTGTTGTGTTCCCAGAGGGTCAAATAATTGCTGAGTATTTGATGATACAAAAGCGTGTAGCTCAGATAAGTAGTTGGTTAGAACTAGTGGGTGATGATGGCAGAGTGCATGGTAGAGTTACTACCAATGGTGCTGTCACTGGTAGAGCTACACACAGTAGCCCTAACATGGCACAGATACCTGCAGTGGGTAACCCCTATGGAGCAGAGTGTAGGGAGGTGTGGACAGTGCCTAAAGGCTACAAGCAAGTGGGTGTTGATCTATCAGGCATTGAGCTTCGCTGCTTAGGCCACTACCTGAATGACCAAGAGTGGATGGATGAGCTGCTTAAGGGTGATATCCATTGGTTTAATGCACAGAGTTTTGGCTTGGTGGAGAAGGGTACTATCAAGGACGATAACAATCCTGAACATAAGAAGGCTAGAAACACCACAAAAACTCTGACATATGGAGTGCTCTACGGAGCAGGAGCAGCCAAAGCTGGAAGTATTGTTGGTGGAAATAGCAGCAAAGGTAAGAAACTAATTGATAGTTTTATTAACAATACGCCCGGACTTTCTGCATTGAAGAAGAAGATATCTAGGCTGATGGCTAAGGGACATTTACCTGCACTGGATGGACGCAGAGTGTGGGTTAGATCTGAGCATGCTGCATTGAATACATTGTTGCAAAGTGCAGGTGCTATAATAGCAAAACAATGGCTTATTGAAGCAACAAATCTATTGCAAGAAAATAGAATAGATGCTAAACTGTTAGCGTTTGTTCATGATGAAACACAATGGGAAGTAAGAGAAGATCAGGCAGAGGAAGCAGTTAAGCTCATCGAGCAAGCTGCAACTAAAGCAGGGGAAGCTCTTAAGTTTCGTTGCCCAGTAGATGCCGAAGGAAAGATTGGCAACAACTGGCGTGAATGTCACTGACGTTACTAGTGAGTTTTTATATTGGAGAAAATTATGACTGAAGAAAAGAAAGCCATCAAGATTAAAGCTGATGTGTTCTGGTGTCAACACAATAAAGTGAATGACATGTCTGGTAAGTTTCAGTTGAACTTGTGCAACCTGTCTGACGCTGCTGTTGAAGCATTGGAAGATATGGGAATCAGTGTTCAAACTGGAGAAGACAAGAAGGCTGACATGGGCAAGTACATCACTTGCAAATCAGAGAAAGCCATTCGTGTTTTTGATACAGACAACGATGAAATTACTGAAGCCATTGGCAATGGTAGCAAGGGTAAGGCGTTGGTATCTACATATTCTTGGACTTACAAGAATAAAAAAGGTATTAGCCCTTCATTAAAGAAGCTGGTCATTACAGACTTGGTAGAGTATTCCGCTGCTAGCGGTATTGATGCAAACGATGAGGACGTATTATGAATTTGAATATCACATTGACATTGGACCAACTTAACTTGGTCTTGGCAGCACTTGCTAAGCTTCCTTTTGAAGCTGTTACAGACACCATTGCTGTTATCCGACAGCAGGGATCTGAACAACTACAAGCAGCAGAAGCAGCAGCCGCTGATACAGTACCAGTGGTGGTTGAAGAAGTTGCTTAATGAAAGCAATCTTTGATGCGGATATATTCGCATACAGAGCAGCATCTGCATGTGAGGAAGAAGACGAAGCAACGGCACAGCGAACACTGGATCGTTTAATTGTTGATGTCCTCATGTGTGGTGTTGATAACATCTATCCCAAATGCTTCGTGGATAGTTGGAGCATGCACCTCACAGGTAAGAACAACTTCCGATATGAGATAGCCACCACTGTTCCTTACAAAGGAAACAGAGTGGACAAGCCTAAGCCAAAGCATCTAGCTTTCCTTAGAAGTTATCTTGTTAAGGAGTGGGGAGCTTCTATCTCTGAGGGTGAGGAAGCAGATGACACAGTGGCTATAGAGGCTACAAAGCTTGGTGACAACTGTGTTATTGTTTCTTTAGATAAAGACTTAGATCAGGTGTGTGGATGGCATTACAACTTTGTAAAGCATAGTGGTTATTACATTACACCAGAGCAGGGCTTGGTTAAGTTGTATACACAGATGCTAACAGGTGATGCTGCTGATAACATCAAAGGATTGTTTCGTGTTGGTCCAGTGAAAGCAGCCAAGATAATTGGGGACACAACAGATGAACTTGAGCTATACAACAAAGTGTTGGAAGCTTATGAAGGCGATGCTGAGCGTGTGTTAGAGAATGCTCAGCTTCTTTTCTTACGAAGATATGAAGGACAGATATGGACTCCTCCACAAGCTTAAAGCCAAATGACATTGCACTAATCTTACGTCCTACTATTGTGGATGGTATATATCAAAACAACTTTCAGGTGTTAGTCAGTGGCTTTGGTCCAATCACTATCAGTGAAGATGATGTAAACAATTTGATTGGTATGGCTACGATATTAGCATCAGTAATTCCACACATGGAAGAAGATGATAAACTAGCTAACAAACTTGTTGAGTATTGCGGTAAGATGTTTGCTGATGTTGGAGATATTTCATATAACTCAGATCATGATAGCTTTGATGATGGCAGCTTCACTATTAATACCAAGACAATTGGGGGCATACAATGAATATAGATGATACGTTGGAACAGAGAGGCACTAGATATGGCAACTACAAAGAAGATGTATCAAGGGTTTCTCAAGCATTAAAAGACACACTTAGGTCAGGCTCTGAATGGAATTCTATGGATGACGATATGAAGGAAAGCTTTGATCTAATCTGTAACAAGATGTCTCGCATTGTTAATGGAGATCCGTGGTATCATGACTCATGGTATGACATCATTGGCTATGCTCGGCTAGTGGAAGAACGACTGGAAAAATTATGATATCTATTGACATTCAATTAAAGGTTTTCTTTAGACCTGAAGACCTACCCAATGTCTATCTAAATGAAGAAGTGCTGAGTGAAGCCATCACTGAAAACTTAACTGCTTCGTTGGAGAGAATGGATGCAGAAGATGTAATCTTTTGTTTCGTAGATATTGAAGGACTAGAATGAAAGTCAATTCTGTAACAATTAGAGAAGTAACTAACGGCTATGTTATTGAACATGTTTGTGAATCAGAGTATGATGAATTTATTTGTGAGTTTGTCACTCTAGATATTGACGAAGCTGTTGCAATAGTTAGAGATTTATTTATGCATTACGATGCTGCTGACATGTCTCATTTAGTAGATACAGCAATTGGTAGATAAGAAAAGAAACGGTGGCGAGTGGACTGACTCTAGGTTCAGGAGCTTTGTCACCTCTGCTCTTCGTGCTGCGTCTAGACGTTGGCCTCCTAAATTCAAAGCTTTGAAAGAAGCTTTTGTTGGCAGGAAGACTAACAAGAAGACGGGCAAGCTAGCTATGCATTACAAATGTGCAAAGTGTAAGAAGCATTTTGTTGCTGCTGATGTGCAGGTAGATCATATACTACCAGTAGTATCACCAACAGAAGGCTTTGTTAGTTGGGACTTGTTCATTGATCGTATCTTTTGTGAGATAGAAAATCTACAAGTGTTATGCAAACCCTGTCACAAAATAAAGACAGAGCAAGAGAAAGAAAAAAGGAAAAAGAAATGAATGTTGAACTGGTAAAAGAACATGAAGATGGTAGTGCAACCTACCTATTTGATTTGACAGCGGAAGAGAAAACAATATTATTAAACTTTGCCATAATTACAGCACTAAAGAATTCCATTACTGAGGGTGAAAAATATAGTGATGACCTTGATATAGACTGAGGTATAACTACCTTTCCTTTAGGAGCTTCGGCTCCTTTTTTTACCGCCTGTTAGGAATATTTATGACAAAGTTTAAGGTCAACATTGACCTGTCTAGGGATAGTTTGTTTGATGAATTAGGTATTCAGAGACTCCGAGAAAGTTATATGAAAGAGGAAGAAGTTAGTCCTCAAGAAAGATTTGCTTATGTATCAGAATCATTTGCTTCAAACCAAGAACACGCTCAAAGACTATATGACTACAGCAGCAAGCACTGGCTTAGTTACTCTACGCCTATTTTATCTTTTGGTCGCTCTAAGCGTGGACTCCCTATTAGCTGCTTCCTTAATTATATGGATGACAGTGCAGAAGGATTGGTTGATAACCTATCAGAAACTAACTGGTTATCCATGTATGGTGGTGGTGTCGGTGTGCATGTGGGTATCCGCAATAGTGATGACAAGTCTACTGGTGTTATGCCCCACCTTAAGATCTACGATGCTAGCTCATTGGCCTACCGTCAAGGACGTACAAGACGGGGCAGCTATGCTGCCTATCTAGACATTCACCACCCAGACATCATCCAGTTCTTGGAGATGCGTAAGCCTACTGGTGATCAGAATGTACGCACATTAAATCTGCATCATGGCATTAACATCACTGATGAATTTATGACCATCATTGAGAATGCCATGAAAGATCCAGACTTTGATGATAGTTTTTCATTAAGAAACCCAGCTACTAAAGAGGTTGTTGAGACAGTGTCTGCTAAGTATTTGTGGCAGAAAATACTGGACCTTCGTATGCAAACTGGTGAGCCATACTTAGTCTTCATTGATACAGCTAATAAGGCTTTGCCTATATGGTTGAAAGATAAGGGATTAAAAATTAATGGTAGCAATTTGTGTACAGAAATCTTCTTGCCAACAAATGAAAAGCGAACAGCAGTTTGTTGTCTGTCTTCTCTCAACTTAGAATACTATGATGAGTGGAAAAATGATAACCAATTCATTCTAGATGTTATGGAAATGCTAGATAATGTGTTGCAATATTTTATTGATAAAGCACCACCAACAATTGCTAGAGCTAAATACAGTGCATTAATGGAACGTAGCATTGGCGTAGGTGCGCTAGGCTTCCATGCTTTTTTACAAAAGAAAGGTATAGCTATCGATGGAGTGATGGCTAAAAGTTATAACAATGAAATATTTAAGCATATACATGCTTCGTGTTTACGGGCTGATGCTGTCTTGGATAGGCAGCGTGGGAGTTGCATCGATGCTGGTCACCATAATGTTAGTAGAAGGTTTAGTCATCACACTGCTATTGCTCCTAATGCCAGTAGCAGCCTTATCATGGGCAATACTAGCCCTTCAGTTGAGCCGTACAGAGCGAATGTATTTAGACAAGATACACTTAGTGGAGCGTTCGTCTATAAGAATAGGTTCTTGAAAGCAAAGCTTGCTGAGTTGGACATGGATGATGATGACACATGGGCATCCATTATCAGCAATGAAGGATCTGTACAGCACCTAGACATTCCTGAGCAATTGAAGGAAGTGTTTAAGACTGCTATGGAAATTGATCAGCGTTGGTTGGTTGAACTTGCAGCAGATCGTCAGAAATATATTGATCAAGGGCAGAGCATTAACCTATTCTTTCCTGCTAATGTATCCATTAAATATCTGCATGCCATTCATTTCCTTGCTTGGAAGAGTGGGCTAAAAAGCTTATACTATCTTCGCTCAGAGAAGGTAAGAAAAGCAGATAAGGTGGGCGCTCAAATCAAACGTCAAAAGATTGAAGATGATATTGATTTGAAGCAGGTGGCAGAGGGCGAAACTTGTTTGGCCTGTGAGTAAAAAGCTTTTATATTGGGGAATGCGGGTGGTCGAAATGATCACCTGTATTCACATCATTGCAAACACTTGGAGACATTGGTAATGGTAAAGACTAAAGAAGATATTACGCAAGAGCGCACAACATTTAAACCCTTTAAATATCCTTGGGCATATGATGCTTGGCTGCAGCATGAGCAAAGTCATTGGCTTCATACAGAAGTTTCTATGTCTGAGGATGTTAAAGACTATAAGAAGCTAAGTAAAGAAGAGCAAGAGTTTTTAACAAAGATATTACGCTTCTTTGTACAGGGTGACTTAGACATTGGCAGTGGTTATCATGACCATTACATTCCAATATTTAAACAGCCGGAAGTAAGAATGATGATGAGTGGTTTTGCAAGCAGGGAAGCCCTGCATGTAGCCGCCTATGCTCACCTCATTGAAACATTAGGCTTACCAGAGTCTACATACAATGAGTTTCTCCAATATAAAGAGATGGTGGAGAAGCACAACTACATTAACAACTTGAATGAAGCACCAATGGCTGAGAAGATTGCTGCCATCTCTGCTTTTGGTGAAGGCATGCAGTTATTTTCTAGTTTTGTTATGTTGTTAAACTTTGCAAGGAATGGTAAACTTAAAGGGTTGGGCCAAATCATTGCTTGGTCTATTGTGGACGAAACTCAGCATGCTGAAGGCATGATTAAGGTGTATCGTGAATATGTTAAACATCACAAAGATGAGACAACTTCGGATCGTATTAAGGAAATTGCAGATCAAATGGTTGGTCTTGAAGATCAATTTGTGGATCTGGCATTTAGCATGGTTGAAGTCGAGAAGCTCACGAAAGAAGAAGTGAAACAGTATATACGATATATTGCAGATCGTAGACTCATCTCTATGGGGATGAAAGGCATCTATAAGATTAAGAAGAATCCTCTGCCGTGGGTGGATGGTATGCTTGGTGTTAGTCACACCAACTTCTTTGAACAACGTGTAACAGACTACAGCAAGGGCGCTCAAACAGGTACATGGGATGATGTATGGGGGAAAGCAGCATGATAGTTGTAGAATTTAGACAAGGCATTGGGCTTGATATTGAATATAATGAGAACATATGCCACATCATTGACGATGGTGGACCTTATGATAAACTATTTTCCTATTGCGGTATATTAATTAAACTCCCCTTCATTAGTATTTACATGGGTGAGTTTGATGAGATAGGAAAGATGGTTAGAACTAATGATTGAAATTGTTGTAACACCCACTATGCTTGTAGAAGCTAGAGATAAAGCTGTAGAGATGGGAAGACTTTACAACTCCATTATGAATGGGGCTGGTAATATTGCTGGATTTATTGGTGAAGCTATAGCTCAGCAAGTGTTGGGCGGTAAACTAGATAACACCTATGACTATGACTTAGTTTTAGACAGCGGTAAAACAGTGGATGTTAAGACCAAGCAGACTAGTGTTAAACCCTTGGATACATATGACTGTTCCATTGCTGCCCTGAATACAAAGCAAAAGTGTGACTACTATTGCTTTGTTAGGGTGAAGAACAACTTCTCTGTTGGTTGGTATTTAGGGGTGTATGACAAGCAGCAATATATGGAAGATGCTGTGTTCATGAAGAAAGGACAAGTAGATGATAGCAATGGATACACAGTGAAGAGTGACTGCTATAATCTAAAGATTTCTATGTTGAAAGAGAAACCATGAATTATAAACCAGAGCGTTCTGCTCCACTACGCATTCAATTTGAACAGGGCTATAAAGCCTTTAGACATGGATGGATTGTAAATCAATATGATCCAGTGTCAGTGGCTGGTAAAGAATGGCAGCGGGGCTTTGACAGGGCTTACTTTGATAACATGGAAAGATATCTCTAACATTTAAAATGTTAGTTTCTACGGCTAGCTAAGCCTCCCTTAGCTAAGCCGATTCTTCTAGTGTTCTTAGGATTGTTAGGATCAACAATCTTAAAGTCATTACCAATCAAATCTCTAATGTTATTAGCGGCTTTAGTTTGCATATCAATTAAATTAGCTATGTCTGCTGGGCTTGTATTTGGTGGCACATAAGTAGGAATTGTTTGAATTGTTTTAAGATTCTTACTTAGTTCTTGTAGGGCCAATGCTTTATCTGTAGATCCTGATTTGTTTAAAGATGAATAGATAGCATCAATAACTTCTACATTGGTGGTCTTAGCTAGTTTACTTAATGAACTAATAAATGTTTGGTTGCTATCTGGTACTGGAAGCATTCCAGCTTTTGTAGCAGCAGCTTCACCAGTGTGTCTAAACTCATTTTTAAATAATCTCTTGATGGTGTTATATACGTCATAAACATCTGTAGATTTTTCAGTAGAATTTTTAATGTTATCAATTAAAGTAAGACCATCTTTATCAGTTTTATTTACCACATCCAAAAGTTTATTGGTAAATCTGTTTCTAATATTTTCTTGCTGTTCAATTAACTTATACTGCTTCTCAATTTTATTGAAGTCAGTTTGAATAGTAAGCTTCTCGCTCTCAACAAAAGCATCTTCAGTTTCTTTATAGCCTAAGTTGCGTGGTAGTCCTAATGGTCTAGCCACTGTAGGATCGCCAGTAATTGTTCTAGCAATGGTATTCATATCCTTCTTAGTATATGCGTCTAATGGCATATCTACTTTTCTAAATATATAATCAGCGTAAGGAATCTCAGTGTATGAGATGTTCTTAACAACTGGCCCACCAAAAGGTTCATTGCGATAGTTAAGTCTAAGGTCACTGGTGAAAGATGTTGCACCAACATCTAGCTCCATATGTTTCTTATGCTCGATTGTTTGTGGATCAAAGAAACCACGTTTAACTTTAGAAGGTGTTCTTTCTGTTTCAGTACCATGAATTAAAATCTTTGGAGGCATATCTTTATATTGCTCTCTCAAATCTTCTAGTTTCTTTTGATATCCTTTAGCAAAGTCTGCAAATTCTGCTACATCTGCAGGGCTGTCTGCATTAAATTCTCTTCCAACCTTAACTCTATATTCACCCTGAGCTACAGCGATAGCACTTGGGTCAATACCCGCAAATTCAGGAACATCTTTAACAGCATTAAAAGATTCTTGTCTAAGAACCTTAATGCTAGACAAAGTGTTCTTCCTAACTTCTTCATCAAACCCAAACTTTGGTTTATTTAAATTCTCAATAGTAGCTACTGGTGTAGTGTAGATAGATGGTTCTGGCGGTGGAAGATCTGTTTTAATTTCAGGAAGTGGCTCTTCAATCTTTGCTGGAACAGTTTCAGGAATAGCTTCTTCCATCTGCTTAACTATTGGAGCAGCCTCTTCCACTGGCTTAGAAACAGCAGGACCATACTTGTTCTTGATGTACGGCATCTTTGCCATAACAGAAGTAGCACTCTCTTTAACTACAGGAGTAGCTAATACCTGTGCTGTCTGCTCCACAGCAGGAGCCACTGTATGCTTAGCAACAATCTCACCTAGAGATAATGCTCCCTTTTTTAAACCAGCTTCAACAGTTTCACTCACCACCTTCTTAGCTACAGCACCACCCAAATCCATGTGTACTACACCACCATAGGCATAGCCCGGTAAAGCCCTCATAGCTTCAGCATAGGCCAGTGCAGTTGCATAGTCTTTAGTGGTGGCTAAGTCTTTACCTTGTTGTTGTTTGTATGTCTCAGTGACAACACGCTTAAGCTCAGGAGCTAATTTAGAATATTGTACTTCGTACAAGCGAGGCTGCTTACCAACAGCATAAGCCGCTGCTTCAGACTTGTTAGTTGCAATTTCTTTAGCTGTATTCTGCGCCCATCCAATCAAATTCTGTAGAGCTACCTTCTGTAGGTCTTGGCTGCCTTCTGCATAGAAGCTTGTCTTCTTAAGATTATCAAACTGCTCTACAACTAGAGGAGCCATAATCTTACGAGCATCAGCATCTACAATCTTATCACCAGTGCTAGTAAATATTTTATTGTTAGGTACTTTTAGTCTAACAACTTCTTCTTCAAGAACAGAAGGTACACCCTTAATAGCAATACCAGACAACATCTTCAATGGACCATTGTCATTGAAGGCGGCAGTTTCTCTTAGTGGTGGTTGATATACTGGAAGCTCTTGCTTCAACACGGGAGTACGCTTCATCAATTGATTCTGTGCAGAGGAAGCAAATCCCTCTTTACCTGCTGGAATCTGATAAGCATCTCTAGGCAATGTCTCATTACGGTCTATTGCGCCAATAATGTCACTTATCTGTTGAATAGGAACAAGTGCTCTACCTAAGTATTCACCAACCCACTCACCAAAGAATGTACTAACTTTGTTTGAAGCTGTGTCTTCACCAGTGGCAGCATTAGACTGTGCTTCAGCAAACTTATCACCAAGCCATGAGTATGTACCTGCTGGTGCTTTAAGACCAGTCATAGCTTCTAAAAATTCCTTAGCTTTAAACTCATCTGTTCTACCATTTTCAAACTTAACAAGGTAGTCACCCAAAGCTAAGAAAGGAGCAGCAGGAAATAAAGCTCTTGTATCTACAGTTGAACCATCAGGATTCTTTATGTTGTACCATTCATTGTCTTGATGTTCTTGTCTATATTTATAAGCAGCATAAACAGCAGCAGTTCCCACAGTACCTTTAGAGAAGTTCTCTAAACCTAAAGTAAGTTGTTTAGTTCCTAAGTCATCGCCTTTAGCTATTTTAGTTAAGCCAGCAGCAATGTCTGTACTTCCAGATAACACACCAGTAGGCATGTGCTTATATGTCCAATCCATAGCATTAGCCATGAAGCGAGGAAAAGGAATCACTGTAGATCCAATAGGGCCAAGTTCTTCTACAAATTTTACAGCGTGGAACATTGGTCCTTTGGTAGGCATCTTACTAAATGTACCGCTAAGAGCTTCATTAACAGCATTCTGTAGCACATCAAAAGGTACTTGCTTGCCTTGTGCAATAACATCATACATGTTAATACCTACACGACTCAACTGCTTTTCCACTGAAGAAGTGAACATAGCTTTACGGAAGAAAGCATCCTGCGCTACGTTGAATGTGTTAGCAATTTGTGCTGCTTTAGACAAATCATTAGGACCAGCTTCACCTGTTGTCTTAATCATCTTTCTATACAAAGCAGGAGTTCCATTTAACAAAGTTTCTGTCACTTCAGAAGACAAGTCTCGCTGACCTAAATAGAAAGCAGAGCGAACAGCATCATCATAGACACCCTTCAAGCCACCAGTAAAGCTACCTGTAACTGGCTTACCAGTAGCTAGCTCACCTGCTGTCTTACCAATACGATATAAAGAAGATTCAATGGCTTCTGCTGCTGTACCAAAAGTAACAACAGCCAAACCAGAGAATGCATTGCGGATGGTAGTAGAAAGCTGAGATACCATTAAGGCTTTTAACTCTCTATCAAGACGCATGCCAAAGTCTTTAACACCAGTGAAAGCTGAAGTGATAGCGCTTCTATCGCCATACATCTTGTTAAGTTCTGCAGCAGCAGCAGGATCAATGTTTTTTAATTTGTTTTGAAGACGAGCAACTACAGACAAGCTTTGTAAAGAACGTCCAGCATCACCTGCTGAAGTTCTAAACATCTTAGCAAACTCATCTGGTGTTACATCAGCAGAGGCTAACGCTCTTTCAAATACAACATCATCAAATGTATCTACAGATTCAAGGGTGCGTTTAATAGCATCAGAGACTTTCTCTGTAGCTTTAGGAGCAAGCTCAGGCATTTGTTGCCAGATGTCCTGAGCAATTAGTGTAGCTCTTTTATTAAGATCAGTTCTAACTTCCATCTGTGCTACAGATGTTGGCTGTCCCTGAGCATCAAGAAGTTTACGTCCTTCGTAGATATCATAAGCATCTTCTAATACTTTATCTGTAGGATCTTTAGGAGTAACTTCAATCTTAGGTGCAGGTGTAGTTGGTTCTCCTGCTGCGGGTTTCTTTCTAGCCTTAAGAATGTCATCTAGCTGACTAGTTGCTCCCTTCTTTCCACCACGAAGAAATGGTAGAACCTCTGCTGTCTCAGTGACAGCACCAATAGCACCAGCCAAAGCTACCTGCTTACCTCTAACACCTTCTTCCAGTCTCTTCTGTCTTTCCTCCATATAGGATTTAAGCTGAGCCTGTCCTTCAGCATCAAGTGTATTTGGATCAATCTTCTTAGCTTGATCAAGTTCAGCTTGTGTTACATTGAGTTCAATCTTCTGACCAGTAACATCTTGTGCAGCAGAAGTAGCGCCTCCAACAGCGGGAGTTGCTGCAACCATACCAATACCTTTGGCAGAAGTGAGTGCGGCTTTAGTTCCTTTTTCAACTGCTAGTTTTGTTAAACCACTACTAACAATCTTACCAGTTCCTAAAGTAAGTAAAGTTGATGGGCTACTGGCAATACTAGATATAGCATCCATCACTGGACGGAAACCTTTTTGTCCTCTGTTCTTTTCATCAAATACACCAGCAGTGTTTTTAAACAAGTCATAAGCTGCACCAGCTTTTAAGATGTCTTCTTGCTTAGCATTGTTTAAATACTGTAGTTCTCCTACAGCATTAATCTCATTACCAAAGTCAAGCCTCTTCATGTGTGTAGCAAAACGATTGACAAAGTCTTCCTTTGTTTCACCTGCTAGAAGAACACCTTCTTTACCAAACCTAGCAGCAGCATAGTCTTGGATGGTTTTAAAATTCTTATCATCTTTCCACAAAGCATCAAAAGGAATCTTCTGTTCTTCTTCCTTACGAATGTTTGCTGCTCTTTCTACTAATTTTGTAGCTCTCTGAGGAGGCGTAAGAAAAGCAGGTTTAGTTAAGTCTACTGGTGGGGTTTCAACAGGAGTTGGAACAGAGGAGACAGCTTTATCATTAACACCAAACCCAGTTGTAGGTGCTTGAGCTGCTTCAACTTCTTTGTCATTAATACCAAAAGCCATAATTACGTTTTAACCTTTTCTTTACCATCCGTATCCATGTATCTTGTTCCCTTAGGGATAGCATCATATTCAGGTTGAGTTTTAGGGGCTGGTATTGCTGATGCTGGGGCTGCTGGCTTAGGTTGTGGAGCCGTAGGACCACCACGGGTAGCAGCAGGAGCTGCAGCAGGAGCAGGAGCAGGTGTAACATTTATCAACACAGTTTCAGGAGTGGCTTTAATAGCTCTACCATCTTGATCAAATGTAACACCAATAGATACCAGAGCATTCCTAGAAGTAACTGACTTAGGCTTACCATCTGGTGTAGTAAATTCAGTGATGATGGCATTACGAGACTGAGCATAAGCTGTCTTCATCTGGGTGTCAGCAATTCCCTTAGGAGTGATAGTAATGTTACCCTGCATATCTGTAGAAGTAACAAACTTACCCGGAACTAATGACTCAAGTGTGGACGCAAATCCTCTAGAAGCAACAGTAATAAGGTTGGCCTGTGTGACCTTCTCTTCGTTAGTGTCTTTAGGATTAGACATAAGCTTGATACGCTGTTGAACAAGTGTAGCAGCAAGCGCTCTTTCTTGTGGAGATTTTTTAGGATCTTGTGCTTGATTAACCAAATCACTTCTAATATCTTCTTCAGTTCTCTTGTGACCAAGATCTGTAGCTTGCTTAGTAATTTTAATCTTAGCCAGTGTGTCTGTAGCAGCCTGTTTTTCCTCTGGTGTTTTAGCATTCAATGCTTTAACTTGAGCATCACTTTCAATTTGCTCAAATGTTTTACTCTTAGCAAGTTGACTATAGTCCATTTCACCCATCATGTTGGGAGGACGCTTAGTGGTAAAGTCTTGATATCCAATTAATTGTTCTACAGTCATACCATATTTAGCAGCGGCTTTCTGTGCCTGTGTATAGCCATTACCAGCCACAAGCTGATCAACTAAACCACCACCCTTAGCAGCAGTATTAAACAATTCTTTAGTCTTATCTGTAGCTGCTGCTTGAACTTTAAATAACTCATCCATATAATCAGCAGCTTTGACACCAGTAGGAGCATTCTCTGCTGCTTTAAAAAAGCTTGGTGTAAGACGAGAAGACAGTTCTGGATCATCACGCAAGCGCTTAACAATATCTTTAGCCATTTCTGGATTGCTAGCTAATGTAATGAGTTGTTGATCATTAAACTTGTTACCATCTTTAAACACAAAAGAACCAAGCTCACTTACAGTGGCTCTATATTCTTCTTTCTGTTTATTAATTTCTTTCTTCTTCTCTTGAACATTGTGATACATATTAGTAATACTGGCTGCAGCAGCAACAGATTGTTCCTCTTCCTTCTTAGTGATTTGCTCAGACAATCCTTTAGCAAATCCACCAGCAAAACTTCCAAACCATGCCGCCATTATTTTTCTCCTCTTGCCATTAAGCCCTTAGCTAAAGGCTTTTCTTGCCCTGCCATTGGAACTTCTGTATTAGTCTTCTTCATATCATCAATTAGTTCTTTAATAACTCTAGGATCAACTGTGTCTTTCTTAATCTTATCGGCAGTAGAGACAACATAAGAAACATCATTAAGCTCGGCAATGGTTTTAATCATCTCTACCAATATAGGAGTCACTAAGAATCCCACATCAACATAGTGATAGCCCTGCATGAGGGCGCTCTTAGTTAGAGTATTAACAATAGTAAGAATTGGTATGTCTCTCTTCACTAATTCTAATAAGTCCAGCATAATTTCTGGATCACTCATCTTATTTGAATAGAATTTAACAACCTCATCTAGCGTTGTATATTGTGGTGGTTGCTCCCACGGCACATTACCCGGCTCAACTGTTAATGATTGACCGGGAATAGGTGCTGATAGAAACATACTAGGATTTGCCATTTAATATCTCCATCTTTTGTTTACGAATGGCTGCAATGTATCCAGCAACTTGATTGTATACATCGTTGCTTTCTTCTTGTTTCTTATCTTGCATAGCTCCTTTAGCTACCAATCCTTTAGATGGTTGTGTCTTTTTAGCAGCAAGCTTTTCATCTGCCATATCACTAACCTTGCTATAAAACTTATCAAAATTTTTCATCATTAGTTTCCAAATATCCAGTCAATTGCCCTAGTAATTAAGTTTCCACCAGCATCACTGCCAACAACTCTTGAAACTACATTACCAACAGCAGCAGCATTACCAGCTTCAATTGTAGCCTTAGCAATGGCTAGTTGTCCATCTCTAGCAATCTCTGAGGCAGCAAGTGTTGTAGATCTGTTAGCATCATTCTCAGAAGACTGCCAAGCATGAGCAACATCATCACGATACATCTGAACATTGTTATTATATTCTGATAAAGTTACTTGCTGTGTTAGCTGAGCATTAGCCATGTTAGCAGCATTGGTAGCCGCTGTGTTAGAAGTGGAGATTTCTCTTTGCCATTGAGCATTAGCTTGATCAATAACCAAGCGCTGCTGTGCATTAAAAGTATCTCGCTGATTCTGTGATTCTGTATTAAACTTAGCTACAGAGTTTGTTTGGTCAGTGTTAAATTGACTCACTGCTGTTTTCTGTGATGCATTAAACTGACTAACTTGTGTAGTCATTGTTGCATTAAACTGAGTAACTTGATTCTCACTAGCAGCATTAAATTGCTTAGCAGCATTAGCAGAAGCAGTGTCTGATAACAATGCTTGTGTTGTTGCTTGAGCTTTAAACAATACAGCTTGTTGCTCATTGTCTAAGTTCTTCATGTCTATAGCCAAGAACGCTTGAGCATTAACAACAGCAGCTTGCTGTCTAGCATTAAGGTTTGCTGTATCCATAGCAGCATAAGTGGCTGCATTAGCAATGGTGGCTGCTTGTGAAGCAGACAACTCAGCCATACCAACAGACTTTAACAACTCACTATTATGCAGCTTAGCTTGTTGTTCTGCAGTGAATGTTAAGTTGGTAGCTTGAGAAACCTTATCAGCATTTAACACAGCAGCTTGCTGTCTATTATCTAATACCTTACCTTGTAAGGCAGCTTCAATCTGAGCATTAGCCAAAGCAACTTGCTGTCTGTTAGATGTATTAGCCATATCAACTTGAACTTGCATAGCACTGTTGTGCAAAGCAGCCTGTTGAACATTGTTTAAATTAATGTTAGCTTGTTCTGCATATCTAGCAGCATTAACCACAGCAGCTTGTTGTTCATTGCTTAGGTTTTGTCCCTGTAGAGATGCTCTAATTTGAGTGTTAGCCAACATTGTTTGTTGCATGTTGGACAAGTTCTGGCTCTGAAGTTGAAAAGAACTAGTAGCATTTTGCAACCTAGCTTGTTGTTCATTACTTAGATTCTGTAATGATAAGCCTTGTTGAGCAGCAGCATTTGTCAAAGCCACTTGTTGTCTATTGTTTAAGTTCTGCAAACCCATTGTTGCAAAGGTTTGTGCATCTTGTGATGCAATAGGCAGCGCAGATTCCATAGCTGCTTGGAAGATGGCAGTAGAAGCCATAGAACTATTGCCCAAGCCCCTTGATGCCATCACAGCATTAGCAGCTCGCATAGCACCAGCAGCCCAAGCAGGAGTAGCTCCATCATCAAAGCTCTTCATCAGCTCTGTTAATTGACCCTGAACTGTGGCTTGAGCAGATACATTGCCTTGTGCAGCAGCAGCCAATGTACCATCATCTACAGTGAATTTATCTAAACGAGCAGCAACAACTGTAGCATCTGGAGCAAGCCCTGCTGCTGTAATGGCTGTTGCTTGTGCCATATCCTTCTCAGCAATCTGAGCAGCTTTAACAAGCTGGTTCTCTTGCACAACACCTTGTGCTGCGGTAACTGCTGTTGGTGCTGCAGTTTGAGCAGCAGCCGCTTTAACAGCCGTAGCATCTGTAACAGGAGTAATCATTTCCCCTGCTACAACCTCACGCTTAGCTGCCTCAACGGGAGCTATATATTCTTTGCCTACTTTTTGAGCAGCAGCTACAGCTTCCTTAGACACTTGTCCTTGTGCCGCTGTAACTTGAGCTTCTTTAGCCACTTCGCCAGTAGCTCCAGTGACACCAGCCAATGCAGCACCAACAGCAGGGGCTGCTTTAGTAGCATCATATGTTGCAGCCTGTCCTGCTTGACCAGCAGTGGCTTGTCCCGCTGTAGCGGTAGCAGCACCAGTAACTTGAGTGGCTTGTGCTCCAGCTCTTGGAGTTACACTAATGTTTTGTTCTGGGGTTGCTGCAATTTGAGCAGCATATACTTGAGAAGGAGCACCAACAAGAGGCTTACCAAACTCATCTGTATTACCTTGAGCAGGAAACTCAGGGGGAGGAGGAGGTAATGTTGGACGGTCATTAATTACAGTATTTCCATCCTCATCAATGATACGATCACCAATAGGGGGGCGAACAGCACCTACAGCACCACCTTCAGCATACTTAACAAATCCACCATTAGCCATACGTTCAACAAACTTGTTTGTAATGGCAGCATATTTAGCTTCTAAAGAAGGAGAAGATGCAATGAACTCATCAAAGCCCTGCATAGGACCATCATAGCCAAGCTTCCTAGCTACGATTTCCTTTTGTTGTGCTGTAAAATCTTTCATACTTTTCTTGGTTTCTCTATTGCTTCAGTCAAATAAGCAAGCATATCTCTGTTATCTCTGAGCAGTGCTATCACTCCTACAGTTACACAATACACTTGTCTCTCTGACATTTTTAATTGGAAGCAGTCGTCTATAGCGTGAATACATTCATGTAACAATGTATCTACAGCCGCCAAGGGGTGCTGACCAGACTTAATTTTAATTGAATAGTCTTCATAACTATACTCACCTAGTTGGCTAGGAAACTCCTCTACCAACTTTATAGGTATCTCTCTTCCAATAATACTAAGAGAAGAAGGTAACATTATATATCTTGCCTCTTGTCATACCACAAATATTAACATCAGTCAATACTACATTAAGGCACATTCAGCTTTTCTTCTTTTGTCAAGACCAGCTAATACCTTACCGCCACCCTTGTTCCATTTAAGAAGTTCTTCTTTAGCCTCTTCCCAATTCTCTGCCACTATTTTTCGTCTAAGTGTAGAAGACTGTAATCTACCAACACCTAAATTATAACAAAAGTCTACAATGGCATTCAATCTTTTTTCATGTGCTGCTAAGTTGGGACACAACCTAAGAGCACCGGGAAGATATGTATGTTGCAACTCACTCAATAACAAAGCAGAAGCCTCTGTCTCACTGATTGGTGTGTCCTGTAGAGTCACCTTAGTACCATTAGCATAGTAGGTGGAGCCATATCCTATCGTTGCTACACCAGCAGGACAGAGATATGGCTTGCTTCTAAAGCCCTCAAACTTCTTGCAGAGATCTGCTGCAATGTCTAAGTTCATAGCCCACGCTTGGACAATGTACGATCAAGGAACCAGTAGTTGATAGTACCTGCTAACAAGGCTGAAAAGTCTGGTGTCATCATGGTTTTAAATACATCAGTAGCTAATGCACCACCAAGCCATGCGTTGTATGCAAACCACACATGAATAAAGCTCCAAACAAACAATACCCAGTAAGTTACTACAGGACGCACAGAAGCAGATAGACTAGCTACCCATCCACCAGCAGCTTTAACCATCTCTGCTTGCTGTGTGATGGCATTGTTGAAGGCATCCATAACACCTACATCAATAGCTGCTTCTCTTTGAGCACCAATTTCTGCTAGCTTTTGTTGACCACGCTGAGCTTCTAAGTCACATTGAAACTTAAACATATTAAGCTCATGTTCACGCTCATTCTTCTTGTCCATCCATTTCAACACTTCAGGAGCCATCCGAAAGATACCACCAAAGATGCTGCCTAATAAACCACCACTCAACATTTCTAACATGATGTTCTCTTACTTCAACTGTTTAAGTTTATAAAGAGTGCTTAAGAATAAAGCAACTGACTCATCAATTAAGTTTTGAATAGCTGTATCTTCTTGAGGAACAGCCGTATATCTAATGCTTTCAATATAATCAAGAAGTTCTTGAAGAACTTCAATGATAGAACCAGTGTAATCATTAGGGACAAAAGGAATATCAATGATTCCATTCCTACCTTGATATGCTTCAGTGATGCTATCGGCAGTTTCAATAATATTATCGTAGAAATTCTGTAATGCCATGTGCTGAGAAAAACTAGTTGTCTTTAAGTGTTCTCTATGAGTAATCTCTCTGCTCAAAAACAGTGTACCAATTAGTTCACCAATAGAACCATTAGTTTCTTTAATAGTTCCACGAGGTGAAACCAAGCCTTTATTCATCATTTTTATCTCCTTTAGAACAATGATTGATATGGTCATCATCATGGGACAGTTTAACACCTGCTAATAGTCCAATAAATCCACCGATAATAGTTTGAAAAGCAGGGCTTATCAATTTAAATATTTCTGCATTATCTACTTCTTTTGCCCATAAGCCCAATACAAATGCAGTTACCATAGCTAACACAGAAATACATAATGTAAAGCTAACCATGAAGGTTACATAGAATGTCAATTTACTTTTTACATCTTCCATTTAAGTCTCCTATATGTACACATCAAGTTTACGATTTGTAAATATCTCAAGACTCAGTTGGTTTCGTTCTGCTTTCTTAACGTACAACTCAAACTCAAGATCATCAATTTTATCCTTCACCTTCTTCATCTTCAAGGCTTGCTTATATTCTTCCGTCATACGCTCAGCCCTTCGCTCAAGCGCATCTGTCCTGTTTGGATAGCTCTCTGGCTGTACCATTGGATACCACTTGTGTATTGGAGGGATCATTTCTTTTCCCTTTCAATTGCCATATTATAAGCACGAACAACTTTGCTTCTTATTTCTGCGCTGTCTGCTGTTCCCGCCCACTCAGGCAAGTTGTTCCAAATAACAACCATGTCTTTACTAGAACAAAAACTTTCATGGTTAGTTAACCACGCAGACATTTGTTGATGCCGTTCTGAAGGATTATGAATAGTGTAAGCTATACCATAAAACTGTTGAACACTACATTTGTCCTCTGCTGCTGAAACAAGTAAGCTCACTATCAACAGTGCAGCCGCCACCCATTTCATTATTGATGTAGTTTATTTTGTATCGCAAGCCAAACAGCACCGAAGAAAGCACCAATGATTAGTATAGGCTTTACAGCTTTAGCTAGCCATTCAAGCACAGTGAAAGCCCCGGCAGCAGCATTGAATGCTGTAACCACTACTTGTGTGTTC